GCCCCAGCCCTGGCCGCTCCCGAGCCTGCCGATGCGGCCGGCCTTTCCACGCAGACCGAGCAGGTTGCCCCCGCTGAGGCCCCCGCCAATGGCACTTAAGGCTGGCGATTACCTTTTGCGCGCGGGCTTTTGGCTCAAGCAGGGGCAGAATAATTTTCGCGGTCCGGTGGTGGTGAGCCTGACCGAGAAAGAGGCCAGCGCCAACGCGCACAAAATTGAGCCCGTGCCGGACGGCTTCGAGGAGGGCGAGCCACCCGCAGCTCCGCAAAAGAGGGGGCGCCGGTGACGTTGTATCTCGCCCCCGCATCTGCGTTTTTGAACGACTGGGGAATCCCGGTGGCGTTCGGCGCGGTCAATGCGGTGGGCATTTTTGACGAGCCCACCGCCGTAATCGAGGGCGGAATGGTGGTGAGCACGAATTACAAGCTCACCTATGCCACGGGCGCGCTGCCTGGCTTGGATAGCAGCAGCAGCGTGACCGTTTCTGGGGTGGTGTACCGCGTGCGCGATGTGCGCACGCTGGCGGATGGCGCGTTTTCCGAAGCCATCATGGAGAAGGTTTGATGGCCACCTATTCTATAGGCGAGCAGATTGTGCAGGCCATGGCAAAGGCCCTTTGTGGCGCCTCTACGCTGCCCACCGGGGGCGTGTATTCCGCGGCGCTCGGTGCCACGGTGTACCGCAGCCGCACGGACCCGTTCACCCGCGCCCAGGTTCCAGCCGTGAACCTGATTTCAGTGGGTGGCCCGATAGATCAGCCGGTGATCCCGAAGCTCCAGTGGAAAAAGACCGTGCATGTGCAGATTTTCGTGCGCGCCAGCCCGGCACCCGACACCGTGGCGGATGCGATCAAGGTGGCCGCGAATGCGGCCCTCATGGCGGATATGGGGCTCGGCGGCCTGGCGCTGCAAATCATCCCGGTGGCCGAGCATATCCAGCTTTCGGATGCGGACACCGAAAGTTGCGTGCTCACCCTCGAGTACGAAATCGAATATCGCACCGACCAAGTTAACCTGGCGATCCAGTAAGGAACCCCCGCATGTATGACGACGAATTTTCAGGCCAGGGTGGCGAGTATGTGCAGGATGCAGCCACGGGCAAGCGCACGCTGGTGCGCCGCACCGGCGAGGCTGCCCCGGCCGCCCTGGCTGAGATTGCCCCACAGGCCGCCGCCGCACCGGCTTTGGCCGACCCGACCCCCGCAGCCGAGTAAGGAACCCGGAACATGGCAACCCGCATTCTCACGCGCCGCCGCATTTTGCTTTGCGCGCTCGAGACGACTTATGGCACCGACCCGGTGCCCACCACCGCCGCGAATGCGGTGCTCATCAAAAACCTGACCATCACCCCGATGGAAGCCACGGTGGTTAAGCGTGACGTGATCCAGCCGTGGATGGGCAACAGTGGCACCCTGTTGGCCGAGGCGCATGCAAAAATTGACTTTGAGGTGGAGCTTGCTGGATCAGGCACCGCAGGCACGGCGCCGGGTTGGGGCGCGCTCATGCAGGCTTGCGGCTTCTCTCAGACGATCGTGGCAACCACCAGCGTGACCTATTCCCCGGTTTCCGCCGTGCTCCCGAGCGTGACGATCTATTATTACCTTGATGGGCAGGTGCATAAGCTCACGGGGTGCCGTGGCGACATGTCTATCTCGATGGCCGCGAAGCAAATCTCCACGATCAAGTTTTCAATGACCGGGTTTTTCGCCCCGGCCACAACGGTGGTGCTGCCCACCGGCACGGTGTTCTCCACCCAGGCCGAGCCGATCATCCCTGGCAGCACGAATATGGGCGCGATCAACCTGTTTGGTTACGCGGCCCCGGCAATCGAGAAATTCGATTTCAAGCTCGGCAATAAAGTTGCGTTTGTGAACCGGATTGGCGCCGGTGGCCAGTATGTTTACCTCACCGATCGCGCGCCCTCGGGCTCCGTTGATTTTGAGGCGGTGACGCCGGATGTGAAGGACTTTTTCACCATGGCCACCTCTGCGGTAAACCAGGCTTTTTCCTTCACCCTGGGCACGGTGGCGGGCAACAAGGTGGCGATCAACTGCCCGAGTTGCGACGTGCTGAACCCCGCCATTGCCGACAATAACGGCGTGCAGATGATGACAATCCCCTTCGACATTGACCCGGTTGCGGGCAATGACGATCTTACCATTGTGGTGACCTAACATGTTCAAAATACTGAAAAAAACTTCCTTCGTGTGGCCGGTCAAGGTGCGTTTGCCAACGGATGGCGGCCGGTTTGAGGAAAGCACCTTTGACGTGACTTTCCGGCGCCTGGACAAAGACGAGGTTGAAGCCATCCGGCAAGAGGTGCTTGTGAAGGAAGGCGATGCGGCCGAGGCTGCCCGCAAGGTGGTGATTGGCTGGGCTGGTGTTGAGGATGATGCCGGGCCGATTCCATTCAGCGACACCGCGTTCTCGGATCTCTTGAGCATCCACCGCGTGGCGCCGAGTATCATGGCGGCGTTTTTTGAGTCTTGTTACGCAGCTGAACGAAAAAACTAATTGACGCCGCCGAGCATTGGGCGCGCGGCGGCGTCACTGACGATCATGGTGAAATTGAGGAAGAATTTCGAGTATTCGGAGCGCCCACCGAATACATTGATGGCGTGAAGGCGCGCACCCCGGACGACTTCGAGGTGTGGGAATGCAACGAGGAGGCACTGCGCGCCTTTCTGAAATGTCAGACCCAATGGGTGGTTGGTTTTGGCGGCGCGGTGGGACTCAATTATCCAGCCGTTGAGGTGGTGTTGCGGCTGGGCTTCCCAGGCGCCGAGCACGCCGCGCTATTCGATGCCCTGCAGGCGATGGAATTGGCGGCTCTGGCCGTCATGGGTGAGCAAAAAAAATGACCATAAATGTGGAGCGCGCGGCCGTTGATCTTGTCGCCCAGGTAACAGGCACTCGCGATGTGGATGCCCTCACCGGCGCCATGCTCAACCTCAAGCAAGAGGCGGCAGACCTCGAAAAGCAGCAGGCCGCCTATATGCGGTCCCTGGCGCAGACGACAACGCAATTCGGCCAGACAAAATCCGCCATCCTCGAGCAGAAAGCCGCCATGCTCGGACTCGGTGATGCGGCCTCGCCGATGATTGCCGCTCTCAAGCAGATGGGCATCGACGGTGAGCACAGCTTCACCCAGATGATTACCAAGGGTGGCGCCTTCCGCGAGATCCTGGTGCTCATGCACGAAAGCCTCATCATGGGGAATTGGAGCCGGTTCGGCGGCTCGCTCATGGTGCTGGCCGAGCGCATGGAGATTGCGCCGATGCTCTTTACCGCCATCGGCGGCGCGGCGGCTGCTGCTGCTGCTGGTGTGGCGGCTTTCACCGCCGCGCTCATTATGGGCGAGATGGAGAGCACCCGCTTTGCCAATGAAATGAGCCTCACCGGGCGCATGGCGGGCATCACCGAGGGGCAGTTCCGCCAGATGGCCGATGCCATCGGCGAAGAGGTTCCGGGCGGGGCGAAGAAGGGGCGCAATGCCCTCATGGAGCTGATCGGCACCGGGCAGTTCTCCGGCGATACGCTCATGTCAGTAGCTCGCGCCGCCACGGAAATGAGCACCTTCACCGGCCAGAGCGCGGCCGAGGTGGTGAAGCAGTTCACCGATATGAAGGGCAATGCGGCCGAGTGGGCGCAGAAAATGAACGATAGCTATCATTTTCTCACGCTCGCGCAGTTTGAATATATCGAGCAGCTCCAGCAGCAGGGGCAGACCGAGAAGGCGGAACAGGCGGCGGCGGATGACCTCTACACCTCGCTGGCTACCAACGGATCGCATAACCTCGGCATCCTAGAGCGGGCTTGGAATGGCGTGCGCGATGCCATTGGCGGCGCCTTCAACGCCATGGAGAATATGGGCCGGGCCGAGACGATTGATGAGCAGATCGCGGGCATCAAAAATCAGCTTGCTCATCCTGACCGCTTCCAGAGCAAGGGCGATCTTGAAACAAAGATGCGCCAGCTTGAGCAGCAGCGCGACCAGATGCAGAATGCCGCGGCGAACACGGCCACGTATGACCAGAACCAGCAGGCGGGTATCAGCGCGCACGAAACGCTCAAGAGCATGACGGCAGAGCTTTTACCAGCCGATGAGGAAAAGACGAAGATTGCGGCGCTCAAGGAGGCAATCGCCCAGGCCATTACCGCGAACCCCCAGGATGCCGCGGCTGACCAGGCCCTCGAGCAAAAGCTTGAGGATGCAATCCACAAGAAATATAAACCTAAAGGCGGCCCGCAGCCGCTGAACAAGCCGGATATTAACGGCTATGTGATCCCCGGCGATGATCCGGCGCGCATGACGACACAGCTTGCGCTCATGCAGCAGTATGCCTCGGCCACCCACCAGAGCGAGCAGGCAGTGCTTGAGCTATCCATCGCGCAAGGCAAACTTGGCGGCTTCACGGGGGCACAGCTTCAAGAGCTGCGCGACCGCGCCAAGAGTGACGATAGCCTGCACTTCACGCGCGACAGCACGAATGAGGACACGGCCTTTCAAAACCAGATCCGGGGCTATGAGCTGCAGGCCCAGGCGATGAACAAAGCCGGGGAGAGTTACAGCAAATTGCAGGCGTGGGAGACAAAGGAGGCCAGTGTTTTGGCAGATCTTGAGGCGAAGCGCCAAGCTCTGCTGAAGCAGTACCCGCAAGAGTCAGAAGCCATCAACGCGGCATTTGGGGACCAGGCCACACAGATCAAGGACACGTTCAACTCGGTTGATAAGAGAAACCCGTTTCAGATGTACGTGGATAGTGCGAAGTCATCTAGCGAGGAAATGACCGGGTTTTTCAGCAAGACTTTTGGCGGCCTAACCGATCAGCTCACCCAGGCGCTCACGGGTGGCAAATTCAGTTTTCGGCAGTTTTCTGTTTCCGTGCTTCAAGACATGGTGAAAATCGAGCTTGAAACCAAGATTATGGGGCCGCTTATGAAATCCCTCGGCGGCATCGGCGGTGGTGGCGCTGGCGGTGGTGCCCTCGGTGGCATCATTAGCACTATCGGAAAATATGCTTTCGCCAATGGAGGCATCATGACCTCGGGCGGTGCGGTGCCGCTCAACAAATACGCCAATGGCGGCGTGGCCAATTCTCCCCAGGTGGCGCTATTCGGCGAGGGGCGGGGCCCGGAGGCATATGTGCCGCTACCGGATGGGCGCAGCATCCCCGTGAGCGTGAAGGGCGGTGCGGGTGGCGGTGGCGGCCACACATTCGTCACGCATGTGAACGTGGGCAGCGATGGAGGCGTCTCGGGCGATAGCATGAAAAATGCCAATTCCATGCAGCGCACGATAATTTATGCTATTCAGCAAGAGATGATCCGCCAGAAACGCGATGGCGGGTTGCTCTCCACCACCTCGCCTGGATAGCCAAGAAAGGCTTGCGCCGCACACGCGCCGCCCCGGCAGGGTTGCGCCATGGCCTCTACATTCACATGGTTGCCCGATTTCAAGTCGAAGGTTTCGTTCAAGCCGAACGTGCGGGTCGCCTCGTTTGGCGACGGATACGAGCAGCGTGTGCAGTTTGGCATCAATGCGAACCCGCAGATCTGGGCCCTTACCTTCACTTCGCGCGAGGATGCCGAGGCGTCGGCGATTGATGGCTTTTTGCAGGCCCAAGGAAGCTTAACCTCATTTTTCTGGACGCCCCCCGGCGGCGTACCGCTCAAATTTGTGTGCCGCGAATGGGACAAGGCTCCATCCAGCGGCAACGGCTCGGCTGCAAGCCCGGCCTATTTTTGGGACCTAACGGCCAAATTTGAGCAGGTTTTTGAACCATGAGCATGCCACAATCCATTACCTCGCAAATCCAGCTACTGGCACCGAGCGCCATCATTGAGCTTTTCGTGGTGGATCTCACCCTGGTGGGCGGCCCGGTGATCTATTACCATGGGGGTACGAACGGCCTAAACGGGCCGGTGATCTTTGGTGGCGTGACCTATTATGCCTTCCCGGTTCAAGCCTCTGGGTTTGAGTACAATGGGCGCGGCCAGCTTCCACGCCCCAAGGTGCAGTTTTCCAATGTTCTCGGTGCAGTCACGGCCATCATCCTGCAGTATGGGGATTTGAGCGGTTGCAAGGTGATCCGCCGCCGCACCCTGGCGCAATATCTCGACGCGGTGAATTTCCCAAGTGGCGTAAATGCTCAAGCTGACCCAACGGCCACCTTCGGGGATGATATTTTTTTCATCGACCAGCGCACGGTTGAAAACCGCAACCTCGTGGAGTTCGAGCTTGCCGCGGCATTTGATTTTCAAGGGCTGCAGCTTCCACGCCGCCCGATCGTGCAAAATGTTTGCGTGTGGCGTTACCGCTCGGCCGAGTGCAACTATACCGGCACAGCCTACTTTGACGCGAACGACAACCCGGTTTCTGGCGCCGGTGCGGATGTGTGCGGCAAGCACCTGTCATCTTGCAAGGTCAGGTTTGGCCAATATAGCCCGCTGACTTTTGGCAGCTTCCCGGCGGCCGGGATGATCCGCACATGAGGCCCGAGACGATGGCGGCGGCGGCACGGCACGCC